TAGTCTATAAGCTAGTTGATTGATAAAATAAAGCTTGACAGATAAAAAAAACCTGATATAATAACTTAAGAATACTTTAGAGACTTTAGAATATATTCTATAGATTAACTACTAAAGGTTCTAAGGTAAACTATAGAGGAGTGTCTTACCATGAAAATGATTCCACCCAAAAGAGACGAATTGCTGACCGCTTGGATTGTCTTATTTAAGCTCAAAATTAATGGCACAGCCCCTGATGAGCTAGAAGGGCCCATAATGAACCTTTTGAGGCTAATAGATTCAGAACAAGGAAAGCTGATAGATAATGATAAGCATTGAAGGTAGAGTATTTTACCCGTCTCAGCAAAAAGAAGCAGTGGCTTTTCTAGAAGGCATGGTGGAAGAACTACAAAGGCATGTCTTTGTGGAGGTTGAAGGATACCCTATGCTTCTAGACAATCATAAAGACTTGGAAAAGGTATTAGAAAATGAACCAGCATTATTCCTTCACTAGCATAAACTCTCTGACGGATTATACCTTTGATCTGCGCTGGTGTTTTGCGGATGAGCAGGTTAGGTTCGACAATCTAACGATTGATGGTGAACCATCGAATGATGAAGATTTGACGAACAGCCAGTATTCCGAAATAATCAAACATCTCGATAACTATAGGTATGAAATACTATGAATTATTTTTATGTGGATGAAGACGCAATAACAGCCGCTAGGATGCTATGTGATCAACATGTGATCAAGATGATCAGTGAGACAGGGCAAATGCTGAGTACCGCTCACAGGGTCCTAGAAACGCCTCAGGCGGACTTTGTCTATAAGGCTACCCATACCAACCACCCCAGCACAAAATGGCTCAGATCGTCTCAGATTGCCTATAAACACGGGTTGCACCATTTACGTGGTCTTTTGCTTGAGTATCAGCATCGGTTTAACAAACCTGACAAGTTTGAACGCTTAAGGCATGAAGTACTGCCCAAACTAATGAACATACCGGAAGCACTACCCGTTATGCCCTTTGTTGAGCCTCCTCAATGCGTCTATGATGAATGTAAAGGTCCGGACACTGTGGCAGCATATCGAGACTACTATCGTATGAGACGCAATGAAATAGATATGAGATGGACTAACAGGGAGATACCAGCATGGCTGTAGAAGTACACATAAGCAAGGACAACGCAGACTACTATGTCGAAGCGTACACAAAGGACTATTATCTGGACAAAGACAAAGTAGTCCGTGAGACAGGGACCACAAGGCTCTGCTACGTGGCAGGCTACAGAGACTATGAGCTAGAGGAAACAGAGCAAATCAGCGTGTTATTGAGACTCAGAGATAATATCAAGGACTTTTACTCAGGATACCCAGACGGTGAAGTCACAGTGAAGCTAGTGATTAAGGAGGACTACGTAAACCAATGAGAACAAACACAGACCGACAAGGACAAGTTGAGGACCTCCTCAGGCTTGGCAAAAGTAACCGTGAGATTGGCGCTAAGCTCTACATGGCTGACCGTACAGTGAAGCACCATTTGACCAACATCATGACAAAACTTGACGTGGACAACAGAACCAAAGCAGCACTGAAGCTTAACGGAGTGAACATAGGATGAACATAATCAAGAGAATATACAACTGGATCAAGTCGGAACTTCAACTGATTTATGAAGACTTCAACGAAGGATACGTAATCAAGGACAAACACAAGGAGGACTTTGCGATAATCGTAGCTGTTTGTTTCCTGATAGCGGCAGTCGTTATCTTTATCACAACAGCAGACACAGCAAAGGAGATTTACACGCTATGAGCACGATTGAAGTAGAACTCTTGGACCGCATGGGTTCTGACCTAACGGTGGCCAATGCTGCCCGTGTGTCCTTCGCTAAGCACCACAAGAGCCTAACCACGGGTGACGTGAAGCTGATTAAGTACCTAGCCAAGCACAACCACTGGACCCCTTTTGGGCACGTACAGTTGCAATTCAGGGTCAAGGCTCCGGTGTTCGTCGCTAGGCAGCTAGTGAAGCACCAAGTCGGGCTAGTGTGGAATGAAGTGAGCCGTAGGTACGTAGACGAGCCACCTGATTTCTACAATCCTGAACTGTGGCGCATACGTGCTGAAGACAAGAAACAGGGGTCATCTGATGAAGTCCTAACGCATGACTCAGTGGTCTTTTCTGAATACTGGGACCTGATGACCAAAGCAGCAGAGCTGTACGAGTTTATGGTACAGGGTAAAAACATAGCACCAGAACAGGCCAGAATGATCCTACCGCAGTCCATGATGACTGAGTGGTACTGGACTGGGTCTCTGGCAGCCTTTGCACGAGTGGTGAATCTGAGGACCACACCTGACGCACAGTTAGAGTGTAGATTAGTTGCAAATCTTATTGACAACACCATATCAAGTGTGATACCGTTGATGTCAAGTTGGGATGCACTGAAGAATCACCAACCGACCGAAGAGGAGAACTACAATGGATGAACCCACGATTTACACTGATGAATACGTCAGTGATGACGCTATGGAGCGTATGGCTGATGATTTGGCTGTGGACGAGATGTACAGCCTCACCTATGCTGATCTACAGTTTGTCCTGAAGGATCTACTAAGGGACAAGTACATGCGTATGCAGCCCACAAAGCTTTATCAAATGCACAGAGACAGGTTCTATTATACCTATAGTGATGAGGTTAAGTATGAGTAGATGCAGGGCTTGCAACAATGTGATGACTGATATTGAAATGAGGCGTAAAGATCCTAACACTAAAGACTATACTGATCTTTGTACGGCTTGTTTTGTGGCATCTGTGCAAACTCTAATGGAAATGGATGGGTTTATAAGTGACATTGATACTATACAATTAATGGAAGAAATGGAGGTAGACATTTATGAAAACCGTGATAAACTAATAGGTATCTACTACAACGTGGATTTTGAAAAAGACAACTACTAATTGGAGTACATAGTTATGGCAGCAGAAAGACTTGTAACTGAAGGAACCGTAGCGTTTGAATCTTTACGTCAATACGACGTTTATAAAGGACAATCTACAGGTAAGTATACACTAACCTTAACATTACCGGAAGATGACGCTAGAGCTTTAGAACAGAAGGGAGTGAAAATTAAAGATTATGAAGGAAACTCCCAAAGAAAATTTAGCAGTAAGTTTTCAGTGCCTATCCTAAACCCTGACGGTACAACCTATGATGGACAGGTTACTCGTGGTTCTAAAGTACGTATCCAGTATCAATGCGGCAATCCTGATCCTACTCACGGTGTGCCTACGTACCTGAGTGCAGTCAAAGTGCTAGAGGTTGCAGAATCTTCCTCAGACACTTCTTTTTAAGGAAACCCTCATGTCTAGTGAACAAAGTACATTCGTTAGGCATGAGGAATGTCCTCAATGTGGTAGCAGGAACAATTTAAGCAGATATTCTGACGGACACGCTTGGTGTTTTACTCCTCAGTGTGCTTATTTTGAACCTGCCACCACAGGTTTTTCCTCATTGACTAATGGAACCCAACAACGGGTAATGGCAACGGAAATGATTGGAACTATAGCGGCTATACCAGATAGACGTATCTCTGAACTAACCTGTAAAAAATACAATGTAAGAGTAGAATACGATTCAAAAGGAGTAATAAGTAAACATCATTATCCTTTCACTGACGTGAATACAAATGAAGTTGTATGCACTAAGGTTAGGAGAGTTGAAGATAAACAGTTTACAATAAACGGAGCATACACTGGAAATCTTGGTTTGTTTGGACAAGAAACGTGTAGAGGCTCCGGCAAGTTTATAACGATTACGGAAGGAGAGCTAGACTGTCTTTCTGTTTCTGAAATGTTTGATAGAAAATACGACGTTGTTTCTTTACGAACTGGTTCACAGTCTGCTGCAAAGGAAATAAAAGAACAGCTAGAGTGGCTAGAAGGCTATGACAACGTAGTTATCTGCTTTGACAATGACAAGGCAGGACAGCTTGCGGTTGACAGCGTTAAACATTTATTTAGTCCGAATAAATTAAAAATTGTAAAGCTGCCTCTGAAAGACGCATCGGATATGCTTGTTGCTAACAGAGTTAGAGACTTTACTACCAGTTGGTGGGACGCTAAAACCTATAGACCAGACGGTATTGTAGCAGGCATAGATACTTGGGATATTATTCTAAACGCTCACAAGGTTAAATCCATACCTTATCCGTGGTCAGGATTAAACGATCTGGTAAAAGGCGTTAGACCTCATGAGCTGGTGACTATAACATCCGGAAGTGGGATGGGCAAGTCTCAGCTAATCAGAGAGATTGAGTATTTTCTATTCACTGCTACTCAAGATAACATCGGTATCCTTGCTTTAGAAGAGATCATTAAAAGAACTGCTTTAGGTATTATGTCTATGGCAGCTAACAAGCCTCTACATGAAGATGAAGACCTTGAACCAGAAACATTTAAAGAATTTTGGGATCATACTTTAGGCTCTGACAGGTTCTATCTGCTACAACACTGGGGATCTACAGCGGAAGATACGCTGATGTCCCACATTCGGTACATGGCTAAGGCTTTAGATTGTAAATGGATTATCCTAGACCATTTGAGTATTGTAGTTAGCAGTCAAGAGCATGGAGGAGACGAGAGAAAGAACATAGACGCTATCATGACTAAGCTCAGAACATTGGTACAAGAGCTTGGAAT